ATGACTTTGTCATGCAGCTCCACCGATTTTGAGAACGACAGCGACTTCCGTCCCAGCCGTGCCAGGTGCTGCCTCAGATTCAGGTTATGCCGCTCAATTCGCTGCGTATATCGCTTGCTGATTACGTGCAGCTTTCCCTTCAGGCGGGATTCATACAGCGGCCAGCCATCCGTCATCCATATCACCACGTCAAAGGGTGACAGCAGGCTCATAAGACGCCCCAGCGTCGCCATAGTGCGTTCACCGAATACGTGCGCAACAACCGTCTTCCGGAGCCTGTCATACGCGTAAAACAGCCAGCGCTGGCGCGATTTAGCCCCGACGTATCCCCACTGTTCGTCCATTTCCGCGCAGACGATGACGTCACTGCCCGGCTGTATGCGCGAGGTTACCGACTGCGGCCTGAGTTTTTTAAGTGACGTAAAATCGTGTTGAGGCTAACGCCCATAATGCGTGCAGTTGCCCGGCATCCAACGCCATTCATGGCCATATCAATGATTTTCTGGTGCGTACCGGGTTGAGAAGCGGTGTAAGTGAACTGCAGTTGCCATGTTTTACGGCAGTGAGAGCAGAGATAGCGCTGATGTCCGGCAGTGCTTTTGCCGTTACGCACCACCCCGTCAGTAGCTGAACAGGAGGGACAGCTGATAGAAACAGAAGCCACTGGAGCACCTCAAAAACACCATCATACACTAAATCAGTAAGTTGGCAGCATCACCCAAATCGAAATACGTGAGCTGAGGAAAAAGCTACAACGCATTGAAATGGAGAATGAAATATTAAAAAAGGCTACCGCGCTCTTGATGTCAGACTCCCTGAACAGTTCTCGATAATCGGGAAACTCAGAGCGCATTATCCTGTGGTCACACTCTGCCATGTGTTCGGGGTTCATCGCAGCAGCTACAGATACTGGAAAAACCGTCCTGAAAAACCAGACGGCAGACGGGCTGTATTACGCAGTCAGGTACTTGAGCTACATGGCATCAGCCACGGTTCGGCCGGAGCAAGAAGCATCGCCACAATGGCAACCCGGAGAGGCTACCAGATGGGACGCTGGCTTGCTGGCAGGCTCATGAAAGAGCTGGGGCTGGTCAGCTGTCAGCAGCCGACTCACCGGTATAAACGTGGTGGTCATGAACATGTTGCTATCCCTAACTACCTTGAACGGCAGTTCGCCGTGACCGAGCCAAATCAGGTGTGGTGCGGTGATGTGACCTATATCTGGACGGGTAAGCGCTGGGCGTACCTCGCCGTTGTTCTCGACCTGTTCGCAAGAAAACCAGTGGGCTGGGCCATGTCGTTCTCGCCGGACAGCAGGCTCACCATGAAAGCGCTGGAAATGGCATGGGAAACCCGTGGTAAGCCCGGCGGGGTGATGTTCCACAGCGATCAGGGCAGTCATTATACGAGCAGGCAGTTCCGGCAGTTATTGTGGCGATACCAGATCAGGCAGAGTATGAGCCGGCGCGGAAATTGCTGGGATAACAGCCCAATGGAACGCTTCTTCAGAAGTCTGAAGAACGAATGGATGCCGGTGGTGGGTTACGTAAGCTTCAGCGAGGCAGCCCACGCCATAACGGATTATATCGTTGGATATTACAGCGCACTAAGACCGCACGAATATAACGGTGGGTTACCCCCAAACGAATCGGAAAATCGATACTGGAAAAACTCTAACTCGGTGGCCAGTTTTTGTTGACCACTTCAACAACCTCAGAAAGAATCTTTTATACTTCCTCACAGGGAAAGAACCTCCCTACCCATAATTTCTCCCTTGCCTTATTCAAGGTCAGAAACACAAAACCCCGCTTGCTGCCAACAAACGGGGTTTTTACTTTTACTCACTTAAATTTTGCCAGTTCGCAGGATTTCGTGTTATCCGTTCGCGTTGGTCAACGGCATTTTTCAGCAGAACATTCTGCTTATCTGTCGATACTCCAGCACGCCAGCGCGCTCTCCTGGTCACGCCGCGATACCTGCCCGTAACAGTTATTTGAGCGGTTCCGACAGTCCCTGCCGCCGTCATATATCCATCGGCGGATTTCAGCACATGCACCTTTCCGGTCTCCGGCGTTCAGTTTCCGGTAAAACGTTGAGGTGAAGCATTTCGAAGGCCCGATGTTGTACGGGCAGAATGACGCGATGCCCGCTTTCTGCGGTTCAGTCAGTGGCACTCTGATGTTTTTCTCCACCCATGCCAGCGCCTTATCACGCTCAATGGCGTTAACCCGGTCGCATTTTTCCTTCGACAACTTCATGCCCGGAACGACAGGTTTGCCATCCACCAAGATGGCACCGCGGCAGATAGTCCAGATACCCGCACCATCACGGTATGCCGTGGTATGGTTACCTTCTTTTTCGTCAAGAAACTGGTCGAGGATTTCAGGCGCAGAAGCACCCACAGCAATCAGCGCCAGAACGACCGCTGATAAACCATAGCGGAATTTCCTGCTCATCAGCTTACTCTCCCCGCGCCGCCTTACGCCGGTCCTCTCTGATTTTGAAATACAGGTTAGTCAGATATGTCAGCAGCCCAAACAGCAGACTCCCCAGTACGCCTATTGCCGCCCACTGAGACGGGGAGACCCTGTCCAGAAACTGCAGGAACCAGTAGCCCATTCCCACCGCTGACGTGGTGTATGACACACCTGTTGTGATTTTTTCCATCTGGTACATACCCCGTCTCCCGCAATCAGGAAGCTCACAACAATATAAAGACCACCGGCACACACCGATGGTCCCTTGCGCATGCTTACATCATCATGTCGCTGTCAGGTGTAGGTTCACCGCCATCTGAAGCACTCCCGTCACCCGCGATACCTTCCGGCTCAGGAACCGCTGGTACGCCCAGCAGCTCATCCAGAATGGCATCCACTTCTGCATCAAGACGCGACTCAAGATTCTGGCGAAGTTTCTGTTTCAGTGCGCTCCGGACTTCTTCAGAGCGCAGGACTTCCTTCACTGCCTCTGCAGTGACCAGGGATGTGATTTCTGACATGGGATTTTCTCGCTGAAAGGGGTTGTTAAGGAGTAACGGGCTCTTCGGGTTTGCTTCCGGCTGACTGACTGGCGCTGATTTTCTCAGCGGCCCTTTTATCAATCTGCCTGCACCAGAAATCGCGCACAGCCCTGTACCCACCCAAAAGAAGATACAGCACACAGACCGCCGTGCAGAAGTACAGCATCACCTGATGAATAAATGTCATAATTTCTTACCGTTATGGTTGACAATGAGAATTGTTTTCATTTAAAAAAACCAATGTACGAAAGCATCTTTTCTTTACATTCTCCATTGGGGTTACCTCCGCCAGCTTCCATTCCTGCCGCTGGCGGCTTTTTTTAGCAATTATGCGGCTGCTCCAGCTTTGTTTGCTTTAACTTCCACCGTATCAATAAGTACAGGGTAGGTTTCTGCACTACCTGTAATATCCGTAATGACAAACCTGTTGAGTCCATTAGCAGTATTGGCCCATTTCACCAGGTCAAACGCCTGTCCATCCACACCATCGAGCACCGGAGTAACATTAATGCTGTTACTGCCCTTAAATTTAAATGCAAGCGTATGCCAGTCATGGTCGAATGCGCCAAACGTGCCAAGTTCTTTTTGTTGATTAACTGTATGATGGTATGCAACATTAATACTGGCTTTATCTGTCTGGACAAAGAAAGAACTCAGATGGCCTTCACCACCCTCACCCGGCCATTCCGCTATTCGCCAGTACAAACCAAAGGCATACTTGTTTCTGGTTGTCTCAAGATTGACGTTTTCGGGGATTTTAAACCGGACAGCAATTTCTCCGCCTTTTTCCAGTAAAAGTTTTGCCTTGTCTGCTGCAATATCACAGTACATTGACCAGGATTTCGCGCTGTTATTTTTCTCAATTCGCAGAGCTTTATTGCCGCTGTCATCAACCAGTGTGCGTCTGCCATACATACCGTCCCAGCCATAAGGTTTCAGCTGATTGTCTGTAGCTTTTTTGGCATCGTAAAAAATTACAGACTCTGAGGTGGTAACCGGCCTGTCTGGAACAACCACCCCGGCAGTACCATTAACAAACGCAGAAGACTTACCCGCGCAGCTCAGAATCGCCGTTGCCAGACGGTCGGAAATAATCCCACGGCGAGCCCATGAACTGAAATGGCTCGCCCTGTCCTGTGACGTCCAGGTGGCTGAGCTGTCACGCCATTTCGAACCGTAATAACCGATACCCGGAATGTCCGGGTCTTCTTCCGGTTTGTTCGTCGGCACATTCACCCCGTTCTCATCGGTCATGAACGGTACGAAATGGATATTCTTTTCCGTTTTATTTTTATAGCTGCCGTACACCGTCTGGTACGTGGATTCGTTCTTCTGCTTCCAGAAATACGTCGTGTCCCCGCATATCCAGGGAACACCGCCAGCAGAGCCACCGACGCACTGGCCTGCCATATCCGCCAGGTCTGCACGGAATTTATCAACCAGCGCACCAAACTGTGCGGCATGATTTGCCGGCGTACCGCCAAAATCAAATTCCCCCTGCATCCACACCACGGCAAACAGCACATTTTTCGGGTTCTTCTTCAGTGCCGCTTTTGTTCGACCGATAAGGTCCTTATACAGCGGCTTGTCCACACCCCAGCGGGTTGAATTCTCCGAGGCTCCACTCGCGTCACTGTATGTGCCATCAGCTCCGGTGGTGAACGCTGAACCACCACGACAGCACGGAACCAGCAGAATGCCCGCATTCGCCGGTATAAACGGCAGCAGTTTTTTGGCGATATGCAGCCCCTGCCCCACGGTTCCGTACTGCCCCTTTGACAGGTCCGCTTTCGGATGGTTAAGACGGCTCATGTCCTGCACATCATGCAGACAATGGTCCGCCGGAATGATGTCGTTATATTTGCATGCTGCACCGCCTGGTGTCACCGTACTGCGACGCGCTAACTGTTTAATACGTGGATCAGGGCTGTCGAATGTATCCGGTAATGGCAGTCCCTCACCGTATGACATACCATTGGACTGACCAGCAAGCGCGATCACATAGTAATATTCTGGCGCAACAGAAGGCGCTGAGGTCGTCGGACGGTTGCCTGGCTCCTCTGGTGATGAGATGCTCCCCTCACTCACAACTGGCTGGATGAACTCCGCACCATAACCAGCTGTCGAAATCAGCGCACTACCATAAGGCTGCCACCCTTCCTTCAGTTTTTGAGTTATTCGTTTCGCAAGGTCTGACGGCGACGCCGCCCTGACAACATCATAGTGTTTAAATGCCATGAATCCTCCCGGCCGGGATAATATTGTGAGTAAAATAAGGAGCGGGCTGAAGTCCGGAAGTTACAGGACAATGGCAGAAGGGAGACTACAGCCCGCAATTCGAAAAAGGTCGCGCAGTTGCGCAGAGTGATTACTATGGGGTATTATTCGCCAGCTGAAATATTACTTCACGTTTCATTGTTTATTCCTTGCCGCCCGCGTCTCCCAGCGCGGGCTTTTTTGTCCATAAGAAAGCCCCTCCGGAGAGGGGCTGGAGAGTGGCGCTATGTGCCATTGCATGGTGCCGGGTGCCTCCCGGTGAGTTCGGCCTGGTGCCACCAAACCCGCGTATTCTCGCTTACGATCATCAAAGAGATCATACCGTTCACCAGTCGCCCCTCCGCACAGGGGGATTCACCATGCAGAAATTTTCTAACACATCTATTATCAGACCGGCAACAACTGACTGAATTGAGATGTATTTAACATTTATGAATCTCCGCCTGCTATTTTCACTGAGCTATTCTGAGTCAACGAAAAATAACTTCGCTGAATCCCCCTCCATTATGACAGGCATTAGTTTTAATGGTTACAGTCATCCCCGTAATTTGCGCACTGAGAAGAAGAGACTGAAGATTCCATCTGTTGGTAAATAATTCTTTATCACCCACTTTAACTGTAAAGGTATCGTCATCATTATATTTTGTATACTCCACCTTTCCAGTTACACAATCAGGCGTCGCCAGCGCACTTGCTGAAAAAAATGAAAGCGATGCAGCTATTAATAATGTTTTTTTCATTTTACCCCCTCAACTGCTAATAGTTCTGCGCATCAGAATTGCCCCCAGAGTGGATGAATCCCACAATATTTTATTGTGCGTAATCCCACGGACTCTTCCATCTGCCGGACACATAGAAGGAAACTCATCAGATGCCATTCTGGCAACTCGCGATGCATGATGATGACAATTCAGTATTAATGCCACGCTTCCCAGAATTGCATTAATGCTTCCAAAAGAAATTCTTCCTACACGAACAGAGTCTTGTCCATGATAGTCAGGCAGGACACTACTCAACCTTCCCCAGTTCAATGTAAGATCAACATCTTCAGCAGTCATTACATAAGAACGCCCACTGAGATCATCCAGTGTTGTACGAAATCCCCTCTGTATTTGCCGAAAACGTAAAGCTTCAGCTGTCACAGTAACAAACCGTAACATCGCTCTTGCCACAGACTGCGTCAGTGAGGTTCCACTATGCGACATTAAATCCAGATAAGAAGTAGTCAACGAATGGCGATTTATCTGCATCCCCGTACGACTGATCCCTGCAACACGCTGTAACGTGGTATAGCTACTGTCACCAGACAATGTAACCGCTGTTGTACCTGGAAAGGTAACATGTGAAAAATCAGCAAAGCGATAAAAAACATTATTTGTCCTGTTAACAAATCCTGTCACATATAAATTATTTCGTTCAACAATAAGCCGTAGATTATTAAACCGCCCTTCCTCTGGATCTATCCCTCTGACATCAACTGCAAACAAATTATCCCCTGTGCCACTATCAATCATCAGTAAAGACGTACCTCCTGATGAAATAGTCTGTAATGGAGTACCTATTGCAGAGCGAATGACATTCAGCGAATCTACATACGTCTTTGCAGTCGAGAAGTCTAAGGTAAATTCCTTCGCAACCACATTAACTGAAAAGATAACAAAGAAAAAAGTTAGCACTCTAAAAATAATTATTTTCATATTACACAATACTCCTTGAGCACCATACGATAACTATATTCTTGACATCCTCCACGCCCTGAAGGACGGCGTTTTACGGCGCACCGGATAAACGTAACAATAACGTAATGAAAATGATAATCATATTCAAAGAGAGCTGCAACCTTAACATATCTGGTCAGATCTCATGCGACTACTTGACGTACGTTGAGGTGTACTGGCAATAGCGGACACTACCATTTGTTCTTTTTTTAAGCACAGCCATCTGATGATATTTTTCCCTGAAGGCTGCCGGGGAGATATTCCCCAGACGAGAGTGACGACGCTGACGATTGTAGAAAATCTCAATGTATTCCCGTATTACTGAGATGGCTTCATCCCGGTTATTAAAACGATAGTGGCTCAGGCTCTCATTTTTCAGCGTTCCCCAGAAGCTTTCCATCGGAGCGTTGTCGTAACAGTTACCTTTACGCGACATTGATGTTTTCAGACCAAACTGCTCCTGTATGACCCGGTAATCGTATGCGCAGTACTGTGAACCTCGATCAGAGTGGTGGATTAGCCCGGCAGGTGGGCGCTGGCTCCTGAGCGCCATAAACAGGGCTTTACCTGTCAGCTCTTTTGTCATGCGCTCTCCCATGGCGTAGCCGACAATTTCGCACGTATAAACATCTTTGATGCCAGCGAGGTACAACCATCCATCCTGTGTGGCAACATACGTCAGGTCCGCCACCCAGACCTGATTTGGTGCTGTAGGAGCGAACGTCTGGTTCAGCAGATTTGGCGCAACTGGCAGATTGTGGTTCGAGTTCGTAGTCGCTCTGAACTTGCGTTTCTGCTTACAGCGTAGCCTTAGCTCCTTACGAAGACGTGCCAGTCGGTCACGACCAACGATGATGCCATTCTCTGCCAGCTCCGTCTGGAGCCGCCGGGTTCCATATGTTTCGCGAGTGCGGATATGTGCCACCTTAATCTCCAGTTTTAGCCGCTCATCACTTTGTTTTCTGTCTGAGGGTTCATGCTGTACCCAGTTGTAATAACCGCTCCTGGATACACCAAATACCTGACACATCGCTTCAATGGGAAATTGTTGTCGCCATTGTTCGATTAACGCGTATTTTTCAGCGACTCCTGTGCAAAATACGCTGTTGCTTTTTTTAATATATCTCGCTCAAGGCGAGCTTCATTTAACGCCTTACGCAGTTGCAGAATTTCAGATTCCAGTTCAGCCACCGTGCGGGAACCAGGAGTACCGAGCCCTTTTCTGGCGGCGGTAACCCATTGTCCTAAAGTGCCTTCAGGAAGGGATAATCGGGAAGCGCCTTCACTGATCGAAAGTTGATTTTCAAGAACCGTTCTGACAGCTTCGGCTTTGAACTCTTTAGAGTAACGTTGGTTTTTTCTGCTCATTATTAGCTCCTTCTGATGCCATTCTATTTCAGGAAGGAGTGTCCGTTAAACTCAGGCTACCTCAAGCGTCGTCACTCTCGTCTGGGGAATATCTCCCCGGCAGCCTTCAGGGAAAAATATCATCAGATGGCTGTGCTTAAAAAAGAACAAATGGTAGTGTCCGCTATTGCCAGTACACCTCAAATGTCTCATCTGTAGAAACGAAATACCAGAAGCTGCGGGAGGAACTCAATAAAGCCAGGGAAAACATTCCCCCCAGGAATCCAGTCGATGCCGACAAATTACTGGCAGCTTCTCGAGGAGAATTCGTTGAAGGCATCAGCGACCCAACCGACCCGAAGTGGATTAAGGGGATCCAGGCTCGCGACACTGAGGACCAAAATCAGTCCAAAGTGGAACAAATTGCCCCAGAAGCGGGACAAAACAGCCCGGATACGCAACAAAACGGGCCAGAAGAGCAACAGCCAGCCCCAGTAGCGCAACCGGAGCTGGAAAAAAACTGCCGCGTCTGTGGTCAGACTGGCGGGGGTAACTGCCCTGACTGTAGTGCGGTAATGGGCGATAGCACTTACACAGAAACTTTTGGAGAAAATGACGCCGCTGATGGAGAAGACTCAGCACAAACTGAGGAGAAGATCATTCAGGAAAACTCTGTTGATGCCGCTCAGGAGGGCGAAACCGTTGTTCAGAACGAGCCAGGCAGTGATACGTCCGGCGATGACGCCAATTCTGAGCCAGTAACTCTCGACTGGAAAAGACAGCTCGTGATTGCCGCCGTCTATGGTTTGTGCGCCAACCCCGCATGTATAGCCACAGCGCCAGCAATCCCTGATATCGCCATCATGATTGCCAACAGGCTTGAAAATTTCGGAGGTGATAAATCATGAATGCCTGGCTTATCCCCGATCGCATTGAAGAGCAGTCATGGGCACGACACTACCAGCAAATTGCCCGTGAAGAAACTGAAGCTGAGCTGGCAGACGACCTGGAAAAAGGTCTGCCCCAACACCTGTTTGAATCGCTATGCATCGATAATCTGCAACGTCACGGGGCCAGCAAAAAAGCTATTTCCCGTGCATTTGATGACGATGTCGATTTTCAGGAACGCATGGCAGAACACATCCGCTACATGGCTGAAACCATCGCCCGTCACCAAATTAATATTGATTCAGAGGTATAAAACGGATGAGTACAGCACTCGCAACGCTGGCAGGGAAGCTGGCTGAACGTGTCGGCATGGATTCTGTCGACCCACAGGAACTAATCACCACTCTTCGCCAGACGGCATTTAAAGGTGATGCCAGCGATGCGCAATTTATCGCATTGTTGATCGTCGCCAACCAGTACGGCCTTAATCCCTGGACGAAAGAAATTTACGCCTTCCCTGACAAGCAGAACGGCATCGTTCCGGTGGTTGGCGTTGATGGCTGGTCCCGCATTATCAATGAAAACCAGCAGTTTGATGGCATGGACTTTGAGCAGGACAATGAGTCCTGTACATGCCGGATTTACCGCAAAGATCGCAATCACCCGATCTGCGTTACCGAGTGGATGGATGAATGTCGCCGCGCACCATTCAAAACCCGCGAAGGCAGAGAAATCACCGGACCGTGGCAGTCGCATCCCAAACGGATGTTACGGCACAAAGCCATGATTCAGTGTGCTCGCCTGGCCTTCGGATTTGCTGGCATCTATGACAAGGATGAAGCCGAGCGTATTGTCGAAAATACCGCATATACTACAGAACGTCAGCCGGAACGCGACATCACCCCGGTTAACGAAGAAACCATGTCGGAAATTAACGCCCTTCTTACTTTCATGGAAAAAACGTGGGATGACGACCTGTTGCCGCTCTGTTCCCAGATTTTTCGCCGCAACATTTACACATCTTCAGAACTAACACAGGCTGAAGCTGTGAAGGTTCTTGGATTCCTGAAACAGAAAGTCACAGAGCAGAAGGTAGCAGCATGACACCGGACATTATCCTGCAACGTACAGGGATCGACGTGAGAGCTGTCGAACAGGGGGATGATGCGTGGCACAAATTACGGCTCGGCGTCATCACCGCTTCAGAAGTTCACAACGTGATAGCAAAACCCCGCTCAGGAAAGAAATGGCCTGACATGAAAATGTCCTACTTCCACACCCTGCTTGCTGAGGTTTGCACCGGTGTGGCTCCGGAAGTTAATGCCAAAGCACTGGCCTGGGGAAAACAATACGAGAACGACGCCAGAGTCCTGTTTGAGTTCACCTCCGGCGTGAACGTTACTGAATCCCCGATTATCTATCGCGACGAAAGTATGCGTACAGCCTGCTCTCCCGATGGTTTATGCAGTGACGGCAACGGCCTTGAACTGAAATGCCCGTTTACCTCCCGGGATTTCATGAGGTTCCGGCTCGGTGGTTTCGAGGCCATAAAATCGGCTTACATGGCCCAGGTGCAGTACAGCATGTGGGTGACACGAAAAGATGCCTGGTACTTTGCCAACTATGACCCGCGTATGAAGCGTGAAGGACTGCATTATGTCGTGGTCGAACGGGATGAAAAATACATGGCTGGTTTTGACGAAATGGTGCCAGAGTTCATCGAAAAAATGGACGAGGCACTGGATGAAATTGGTTTTGTATTTGGGGAGCAGTGGCGATAGCCAGTAGCAACGAGGTGCAAATGATATGACAATTAAGGAATACTACCGGTGTTCGTTCTAATCCAGCGCGGGCAGTCTTTCGTCGATGCCAACAACTATCCGGTTGAAGTCTGCAAAATCACTCTGACGCAGGTAATCTTCCGAAGGCTGGATGGGAGAACCAGAACCGCTTCAATTAGCGCATTTAATGCAGAATTTGAGCGAATCGATCACAACGAACTACACATGATTAAAGCAGAAATTGAGAAGGAAAAGCATATTGCCAGCCTTCGCAAAATGCGCCGCACATCAATCAACTGACAACCGCCTTCGGGCGGTTTTTCGATGATTAAACAATTCAACTGGAGAATAAAATGAACGACATTACAAAAATAAATGAAATCTTGTTAACCAAAGATATTCTGGAACGAGGTAATGACTCTAACTTATTGATAGTGTTTTATGTTCAGATAATGCCCGATGACTTTGTCATGCAGCTCCACCGATTTTGAGAACGACAGCGACTTCCGTCCCAGCCGTGCCAGGTGCTGCCTCAGATTCAGGTTATGCCGCTCAATTCGCTGCGTATATCGCTTGCTGATTACGTGCAGCTTTCCCTTCAGGCGGGATTCATACAGCGGCCAGCCATCCGTCATCCATATCACCACGTCAAAGGGTGACAGCAGGCTCATAAGACGCCCCAGCGGCCATAGTGCGTTCACCGAATACGTGCGCAACAACCGTCTTCCGGAGCCTGTCATACGCGTAAAACAGCCAGCGCTGGCGCGATTTAGCCCCGACGTATCCCCACTGTTCGTCCATTTCCGCGCAGACGATGACGTCACTGCCCGGCTGTATGCGCGAGGTTACCGACTGCGGCCTGAGTTTTTTAAGTGACGTAAAATCGTGTTGAGGCTAACGCCCATAATGCGTGCAGTTGCCCGGCATCCAACGCCATTCATGGCCATATCAATGATTTTCTGGTGCGTACCGGGTTGAGAAGCGGTGTAAGTGAACTGCAGTTGCCATGTTTTACGGCAGTGAGAGCAGAGATAGCGCTGATGTCCGGCAGTGCTTTTGCCGTTATGCACCACCCCGTCAGTAGCTGAACAGGAGGGACAGCTGATAGAAACAGAAGCCACCGGAGCACCTCAAAAACACCATCATACACTAAATCAGTAAGTTGGCAGCATCACCCTGGAACGATATAAAACTTCACGAAGCACTCTGTATTTCTGGAGTACTCCAGACAGAAAGCCAAAGTCCCTCAGCAAACCATTTCCTAAACCAACAATAAAGGGAAACCCCAATCGTTGGTGGCTTTCTGATATTCTGGAGTGGGAAAGAAATAATGCTCAGGTTAATGGCGCATCAACTAACCCTTCAAGATAATTCTGCCACACCTGCAACCAATGCCTTTGATCTTCGAGATAATCATGCAGATTATAACGAGCCATTACGCCGGACATATGATGCCCTAATAACTTTTCAACCACATGTGGTGGCGCACCTAACTCGGATAATCGTGTTGCCACCGTTCTTCTCAAGTCATGAAGGGACCATGTTTTCATCCCCGTTTTAGCGATGATCTGAGCAGAAAACAAAGCGATATGAGGTTGTTGCGGTGGCTTATCATCTTCAGGGCCGTTATATCTTGCCCGCGTAAGAACATGCTGAGAAACGGAGGTTTTCTTCACTTCCTGCATCAGTTTCACGATCGCCGGAGGCAACGCTCTTCTGACGGTCTTACCCGTTTTATATTCGCTTGCAGGAACAGTCCATGTATTCTCGTTAAAATCGAACCATTCCCATCTTGCTGTTCTAATCTCTGCGGTTCTGCACCCCGTCATAAGAAGAAATTTAACAACCAGCTTCTGCCTTTCCCCCATATCAGACAAAGCCGACCAGACAATCTTGATCTCTTCATCGCTCAGTTTCCTGTCTCTGGTTGCCGCAGCCATGCCCACATCTGAACGCCTCAGGCTTTCAAGCGGATTAATGCTTATCACCCCCCTGTTTGAACAAAACCTGAAAGTTCGTTGCATTAAGCCCAGCATCTGCCCAGTGACCACACGGCGTCCCATCGAATCAAACAGGCTCAGCCAGTGAGCTTTTGTTGTCTGTTCGACAATGACATTTCCTAGTACAGGCGCAATGTGGTTATTAAAATCGCGCCTGTTGACCTTCAGTTTTTTCAGACCTTCGGGAATACAATAATGTTGCTCCCAGTAATCAAATGCTTCTTTAACGGTCATAGCCTGAGACTTTTTCTGCTTTTCCAGCATAACCTGACGACGGGGATCCTGTCCCTCAGTGAGCCAGTCTCTAAACTGCTGGCGACGCTCCCTGGCCTGAGCCAATGAAATGGACGGATAACTGCCGATCGCCAGTTGTGCAGCCTTGCCATTCCATCGGTAGCGGTAAAAAAATGTTATACTGCCGGAAGTTGATAACCGAACATTCAGCCCTTGTGCATCAGAAAGCACTTCGATTTTGTCTCGTTTTTTGCCAAGAGACTTTCTTAGCTTTGTATCGGTGAGCAA